TAATAACGGTATGCCCGTTGGCCGCGCCCGCCACGGCCAGCACGTTGTCCAGCGACATCGTTATGTCCGCCACGGCGATAATCCAAATCGCCCGCCACAAACTCGTGCCGGAGCCGTGCTGCGCGTGCGCCGCTTGCACCTGACGGCACAGCGTATAGGCTATATACAGCAGCCACGCGCCGCCCACCAGCCGCAGCGCAGGCACCTCTAGCAAATACGCCGCCAGCGCTGCAAACACTACGCGCGCCGCCACGGCGGCGGCGATGCCGTAAAACATAGCCATGCGCCGCTGGCGCGCAGGCAGCCCCATAACGGCCATGCCGATAACCACGGCATTGTCGCCAGATAGTATGATGTCCACAAGTATAACTTGCGCCAGCGCGGCGTATTCTAAAGCCGTCATGGTTCCTCCTCAAGGAATAATGCCTTTACACTTACCGCCTGCTTGCGCCAGCGGCACGCAGAACATGCCGCCGTCCCGGCCGTCTGCGTCTAAGAAACAAACTACTTCATAACCATCCGGGCGGCAGATGGAGTAAATGCCGGAAAGGGTTACAGCCCGCCGGAACGCGCCAGTGCCCATGACGGTAGTGGCCAGCAGGCCAATAACCGCCACGGCACCGGCCACCCATAGCCACACTTTCGTGCGCCGCGTCATGGCCACCACTTTTCCAAGTGGCTGCGCCAGCCGCCGAACAACGCCTCCATAAAGTCCACTTCTTCCAGCGCCTTCACGTCCACGATGTCATACTTCGCGCCCTTCAGGTCGTCGTCCAACCCGGTAAGGAACGCGCGCAAGTCATCGTTGACAACGCCGACGGTCAAGAACGAGATGTTGAATTCCCGTTCGTCCTTCACGTCTTGCGTGATTTCCACGATAGCCGACTTCACAGCGTCGCGGTCGCTGGGGCTGCCGTCGGTGGCGATGAACAACACCGTCTGCTCTTTACCACCATCTTTGTGCAGCTTGTAGGCGGCGCGGATAAGGCTTGCGGTGTCGGTCATGCCTTCGTTGGCCTGCAACTTGCTGATAATTTCTTCAGCCTTGTCGCCGGTCACGCCACGGTAGAACGAAACCTTTTGACCAAACGTGAGCACGTCGATACCGTCGGTGTCATACTTCGCCGCTTCTTTGGCGAAGACGATGGTCTTCTCCTTGAGGTATTCAATGCGCGTTGCGCCACCGGGGCAGTCATCCGTGGCCATGGAACCAGAAACGTCCACGCCGAAAATGAAGTTGTCGCCCTTGTTCAGTTCAAGATTGTTTGGGTTGCCCATAGTATTCTTCCTCCTTGTTGTGCTGCTATTCTTCCCCGGATTGCAGCGTAGCCCGGTTTAACTACGGCGCTTTGGTGCCGTATTTCCTAGCAACTCGTCACGCTCTCGCGCGCCGCGCAGCTTATTGTAGCGCCCGTAAATGCGGAAGAGGAACAGCGGGCGATTTGCGCCCGCCTTTTCCAACTTCAGCAAATCGTGGCACGCACTTTCGTCAAGCTGCATCAAACTTTCGTTCAATACAGCCCACGACTCTAAATAGCGCAGCAGTTCAGCTTCGCGCATAACTCCTCCTTACCGCCGCGCAGCAAATTTGCTCGGCTTTTTGCGGGCGGTGGGCGCTTCTTCAGCCGCACGCGGCGGCGCGTAGGGGAAGCCAATAGTTTCCATATTCTTCTCCCACGCCGCCTTGAGAACAGGGAACAAATTCCCATTCTCAATAACGTCGCCCAACTCAAACAGCACCTTGAATTGACTGTCGTCATCCGGCACCACCTTGATGGTCGTAACCACAGACCAGTAAGGGCGCTTAATGCCGTTGGCCAGCTTGTTGGTGGCGTAGGCAGCCCAATTCTTTGCGGACATCACCGGCACGTTCATGTAGACAATGTCCAGACTGTCCAAGCTATCTGCGTTCTCCAAGTCATCCTCGGAAATGAGCGCCAGCCGGATTTGATTTTTGCACGCTTTACCCTTGCCCCGCTTGGCGCTCTCAAACTTATTCATGGGACAGTTGGCGCAGTTGGCGTTCTGCTTCTCTGGCGCTTGGCTGTGCGGCTCCATTTCATCCTTGTCGGCGCCGAAGGCGTAGCATAGCGGCGACTGCGGCTGCTTAGGGTTGAACGGCACGTCGGGGTCGTAATACGCATTGCTGTGCACGGCTGCAACCACCACGGCGCGCAGCGTGTTGTTTTGCACGTTAGCGCCACCGAGCGTCATTTGCCCGGCGCGCAGGCTAATGAACTTGCCAGTAGCAACCTCCATGCCCTTGACGGCTTTGCCCGCCAGTTCGGCGAACTCTTTATCCCACTGCACCAACGCAGTGCCTTTAGCTGCTTGCTTCTTGGCCATGATAATCTCCTTACTTGACCTTGGTTAAAGATACTTTCTTCACGTTGAAGTGCCCGGTGCCCGGCACAACCTTATTCGCTTCCCACCGTTCTTTGACTGCTTTTTCGCTCAACCGGCGTTGCAGCAAGTCAAAAGATTTGGTCTTCGCTACATGAGCGTAGAATTTGTCCCAGTCCTCCACGATGGGAATATCTTTGTTGACAATCTGAACGCGGCCCAGCTTGCCCGCCACGCCCGTAGCAGCAGTCTCCGGTAAGTTCTGCACAAACCACCGCTCCAGTAAACTCACAGCTTTTTCCAGCGCCGTTACCTTGCGGCGCTCTTCGCTGGCAAAAGCGTCCAACTCATACAGCAAGTCAGCGCGCTGTGCCGGGGTTTTGGGTAACTTGTAACCCCTGGGCAGATGCTCCTTAAGCACTTCATCCGTTACGCGGTCGTCTTGTTCGCCAGTCATTTTCTCCTCCCTGCTGGCGGCGCAAAGCCGCATTTCACATACTGGTCGTAAGCACTTGCGGCAATATCTTTGGTGCCTACGCCCGGCTGCGTTGCCGCGCGCATAATTTCACCAATCGTTACACGCCGCATAATGCACTCGTCTTCAGGCGGCTCAACGTATGCGGCGTCTATAACAATGCCACCGGGGTCGTCCTCGGGCACCACCGCAGGCAACGGCGCGTAGGCGCGGTCGCGGTCACGCCGCACTTGCTCTTCGCGGCGCTGCTTGGCGCGGCGCTGAACGTCGTAGTCTTTCAACTCCCCAACCCACTCGCCGTCTTTCATGAAATACTCCACACGCGGCTGCTTGGCCGGGCGTGCGCCTTGCTGCTCTGCATCACACGCTGCGACGCAGAGCAGCGCCGCCAGCAATATCCTACTGCTGTTCATTCGTTCACTCCCTGTAGCTAATCAGCCGCGTGTTCTTGCCGACTTGCTCGTAGTGCACCACTTGCACCTCAGCAGTCAGTCGCCGCTCGGCGTCGTCAACAATGCCCTTGATTGCGTTGCCCGCAAGCAACCCGCCCACAAGCATCGTAAAGAACAACGAGCCGTAGACCACCACTTTGCTTTCCTTGTGTTGCTTCTTTGCCATAGTTTCCTCCTCTTGTAGCGCCAATACGCGGGCTGGCGCTATGCCCGTGCGGCCACCTGTGCCAGCGCAACGCGGCTGGTATGCCGCACCACGTAGACAGATTTGCCGGTCGCAGTCTCACGCCGTTCGGCAACGGGCGGCGTGAGGTTCCATATCACGGCCAGCAGCGTTTCCGCTGGGGCTTCGCCGCGCACCACCATGCGCGTGACGCCCGTGTGCGCCGTGTAACAATCCAACAAGCGCTGCACGTCAGCGCGTAACTCTTGTGCGTTGAGCGGTTGACGCTGCCACTTGTCCAGCAGCCGGGCGCGCAAGCGCTTGTAGCTAGTGTATTCAATACGGTTGAACATCGCTTTAAGCGTCAACTGGCTCATGGGCTTGCCTCCTCTTACTTACAAAAATCACCGACTGGTAATCTGCCAAGCCGCTTATCATCACCATGCCATTACCGATGCTCCAATGCGTGCGGCTATCTAGCAGCACTTCCGCTTGCGGGTAGGCCGCGTGGGCTGCCAGCAGCGCCGCCAACTCGGTCTTAAATACCGTAGGCAGCAGCGGCGACCAATCGCCTTCCCGCGTCACCAACCAGCCGGTGTCATCGCGGTTGTGTTTTACTATGAGGGTTTGTTGCATCACAGGCCGCGCTCCCCTGTCATAGCGTGCACTCTGCTGCGCATACTGGCGCGGTAGCGCGCTACGGCGGCGCGTAAATCTGTAGTCACTTGGCTGTCAGTTTTACCAAACAAATCAGCCACCAGTGTCGCCGTGACTGAAATTTGCCCGCCGTGTAACCACTCCGTGTCATCATTCGCAGCTATCCACGCGATAGCGTCTTTATAGCGCGCCATGCTACCCTCCTGCGGCTGTAACTGCGTCCAAGAACATATCCCGCGCTTGCGCGTAAGGCATGTTGTCCACGCTTTGCAGCGTAGCTTGCGTGGGCACGTCGTAGATAATGAAGCTGCACGTGCCATTGCCTTCAGGGGACGTAACGGCGTAGCCGTATTCGTCCCGCTGGTAATTGAGCCGGTGCGCCGGGGTTCCAATAATGTGTTGCATACTAACCTCCTCGTTTCAGCTTGTCTGTGCAACCGCATTGCGCTGTTGACAAGAAATGTTCTAAAGCAACCCTCCAAACTATGCAAGCGTAAAATTACAGAGTTACAAAATACGCAACTTTATTGCTTACATATCGTCTAAGTGCCTGAAACCTATGAAAACTGGAAAGCGCGGTTTGTCTTTGCTGCCACTGGGGAAGAACCGATATTTGATAACTTGCCCTACATGGCGCTCCGGCCGTGCCCAGAACTGTTTGCGGTCGTCCTCCGTCATGCCGCTGCCCACGCTAAACTCTGCGCCCGTATGTATGTCCTTTACCAACCACGCGCCCAGCATACCCGCGCCTGCCTTACCGGCCTTATGGCTGCTGCGCTTGGCCCTGCCCAGCGCGTCCCGCGTTTGGGCGTTGTTATTGTGCTGCAACTCCTCCACGCCCAACACCAGCGCTTCGCTATCCGCAAATCTTTTCAACTTTAGCAGCCCGCCCTCTTTAGCGGTGCTGCGACCGAACTTGTAGTCCGCTGCGGGGTCGCGCAGCATTACACCTTCAAAGCCTTTCTCTAGCATTGTTTCTTCATAGGTGTATAACTCAAACGCATTCTGCAGCGGCACGTGCGGCACTGGCTTTACCAACCCAGCAAACTGCTTGGTCAGTGCTCGCACTTCTTCCAGGCGTTTAGCGTAAGATTTATGCTTGCTATTGAATTTGTCAAACGCATAAAACACCGCGTTCTTAGCATCGGCGTTATCTACGCTCATCACTGCGCTGCTGGTGCGCCGGAAGCAATCTTTGGCCGCGGGGTCGCCTACGATAAGTTCACCGTCCAACCCTTCTGGCAGCTTGGCGAACATCTCCTGCACTAGCTTACTTGGAATGTTCTTCAGGTTGCGACTTACCAGCCCGCGCCCAAACGCCAACGCACGTATGCCGTCCAGCTTTGGGCTGCCTAGCACCGGGTAGCGCACTTCTTCTATTTGGCTTACCGCTGCGGCAAGCATGGGTTTGAACGCGAACATAGCTTATTCCTCCGCTTCCATAATTTCTTTGCACGTTACACGGTGCCCATCTACGGTTACTTCGCCAAAGAAAATATGGTTGTCTCCGCTCAGCACCAAATGCACAAGGCTATTCCGCTCTTCGCAACCCAGCACTTTCAAGCCGCCCGGATTAACGCCAAGGCGGCTGAGCACCGCAACGCGCGTCGCCGGTTGCGTCTGTTGCTCCATTGGCACGGGGTTATGCAGGCTGTTGTAGGTAAGCCCGCCCAGCAGCGCCACAATGCCCAGCCCTGCGGCTACCTTGACTTTGCCGCCCTTTGGCCGCGTAACCGCTGCGTTACGCGCTAGCGCCGCCGTATCTTCATTCATCTCCTCGCTCATTTGCTCTCTCCTTGGGTTAAGCCCGGTAAGGGCAGTTGGGTAGGCTCTTCCTCTTGCGCCTTGGCGTAGTTAGGTGCGTTATCTTCAGACACTTTTACGGCATTGAGTATCTCCACCGCGCGCTGCGCCAAGTAATTCCATTCATCGCGTAATATAGGTCGTGTCTCCGCTGAGCGCACGCGCGGCGGTGCGTGTAACTCCAACGCCTTCTGCGCCGTGTCCGCCAGTCGCTCAAACGCGTCAGCTAACCTACTTACTTCATGTGCTAATTTATCAGTGGACATTTTGCGACTCCTCTGGGGTGATGCTTACCGGCTTTGCGGCTGCCAACGCTTGCTCGTAGGTTTTATCTGGCGGCACAATGAGTATTTCTACACCGTGATTACCATCGGCCATTTTAGGCACCTCTAGCACCACTATACGCACGCTCTTGTTCCGCTGCTCACATTGCAATAAGTGCGGAATAAGGATGCTGAAGATATACTGGAGGCTAGGCGACAGTTGCATAATCATGTTGCTGCTCCTTTGGTTGGTGTCGCTGTTTTATCCCCGTTGTAGCTGCCGCGTGCTGCGTAGCTGCGGTCGCTCGGCACACGCGCGTGCCGGAAGAACACCATCTGCCCTATGCGGTCACCTTTTTCCAGCAATATTGTATGGTATTGTGTAATGTTCTTCAATTCCAACGTAAGCACGCTACCGTTCCACCCGGCATCACACCAGCCTGCATTAAGGTGCTCTAGCCCCATACGCGCCATGCTGCTTTTGAGTTTGTATTCACAGCTTATATCTTCCGGTAGATTGAACACTTGCTGCGAATGCGCCAATACAAATTGCCCCGGCGTTAGCCCTATACCCCGGCTGGTTTGCATAGCGAATTCATCAAACAGCAAAGCATCGCGGTTCTTCAAACTTACTGCCAGCGGCCTGTTGTGGGCGCGCTCGAACAATATCTTCTCGCCCAGCGTGATGTCGATGCTGGCTGCGTTGATTTGCTCCGGCGCTACGTTGGTAATAACTCCGCGCTGCACCAGCCCGCACAACTCGTTATAGCTTAATAGAGACATTCTTACCCTCCTGTTTGTTAACTAAGAACCCAGCACCGCCACACCGTGTGCACGCAAACCATGCTGTTATGCTGCTGCGCCGCTCTAGCTTACAACCTACACCGTCGCACGCGCCGCACACTTGGCAGCGCACGGCGTAATCTTTCAGCAGCCTGCTTGTAGCTTTGCGGTCGCTCAGCACGCCGTAAGCCTCTGCGGCTTCCCGGAACTTTTCATGCTGTCCCGCGTTTTTGTTGATATCCGGATGGAAGCGCTTAGCAATAGCCAGATACGCCGCGCGGATTTCCTCCGGACTACTGCCCCGGTGGACGCCAAGTGTTTGCCAAGGGTTAAGCATGGGGTGTGCTCTTGATGATGTTGTCGAGAGCGTTATCCAAATTTCCGCCAAACACACATTCCACACCAACGGGGCGATGAGCACTACGAATTACTACCAACGCGCCGTCGCTGACTTGTAACCCCCGCAGCACGCGGTAGCGCTTGGCGTTGATGTCTTCCGGCGGTGTTGGGCGCGGGCGCAAGTCAAAGCTGCTATAATAATCTGCCACACAGCTTAGGCATACATCCAGTGGTGTGTCTTCCTCGCCGCTTGGTTTATACAAGCGCGGCATTTCTCCGCACACTGTTTTACCGGCAATGCGCCGCCCAGCGCCGTAAGGGCTTTTGTCCAGCATTTGGCCTTCGCACAAATCACAAAACGTCTTTTTCATTACTTCCTCCTCTGGTTACAATTTCGCGTCTAACCTAAACACCAAGCTGCGCGATATTACTTGGGTTGGTCTCTGGTCGTAGTTCTTCACTTTTGGGTCTATTGGCATGACCGCCGCGCGCTGCTCACACAACGCCCGCCACGCCGCTGGATACAGCTTGGCCCATTGCTCTGGTGTTAGGTGCTTACTCATGCGCCCTCCTTTATACGCTGCCGCGCCAATGATACATACTGCGGATTTAACTCTATCAATGTAGCTATGCGCTGCAACTGTTTACACACAACGCCAACAGTGCCGGAGCCGCAGAAAGGGTCTAACACCGCCCCGTCTTGCGGCGCACCGGCTAACACACAAGGCTTTATGAGTTCCGGCGGGAAGGTCGCAAAATGCGCGCCCTTAAACGGCTTAGGTGGCACCACCCAAACGCTGCGCTTATTAGCTGTGGTGTAGTTAGCGCTTAGACCGCTGTGAGGCGTTAGACCGGAACCCTCTTTATGATATTTACCATTTGTGCGGTCACGTGTGCCCCAATCGGCTTTTACCGGCTCTTTTATAGCCTGCTGGTCAAAATAATAACGCGGAGATTTCGCCAACAGAAAAATATATTCGTGCGCTTTCGTGCAACGGTCAATCACGCTCTCCGGCATAGGGTTAGGCTTGTGCCATATAATATCTTGACGCAGATACCATCCATCTTCCTGCAACGCGAAGGCGACGCGCCATGGAATACCTATAAGGTCTTTAGCTTTTAACCCCTGCGTGCTGGTCTTTACCAAGCGGCCTTCGTTACTGCCCACATTCGTGTCTTGCTTGCCGCCTTTGCTATGGGTGCCGTCTGCGTTACGCCCCTTACCGCTGCCCGCGTAGCTGTCCCCAAGATTAAGCCAGAGCGTTCCATCGTCGCGCAGAACGCGCCGCACCTCGCGGAACACCTCAACAAGCTGCTTAACATATTCTTGCGGCGTTTGCTCTAGGCCGATTTGCGCCGCGTTGCCGTAATCCCGCAAGCCAAAATACGGCGGCGACGTAACGCAGCAATAAAAATGTTTTTCCGGCAACCGCTTTAAGGCTCTGCGGCAATCGCCCTGAATTATTTTCACCGCCACCCCCAACCATAACAATACAAAGGGTCTATAAAATCCGGCGGGCAGATAATACCCGCGCAGCCGGTTAAACCGCTTAACATAAGCAGCAGCGCCAACGTGGGCCAGCGCTTTACCAGCCATGCGCGCTCCTGCGCCCGCCACGCCTTGCGCTGCGCGCTAAAACAATGCAGCCAAACCTCCTGCACCACGCACGCCGCCAGCGCTGCGGCGGTGAACAAAGCCCACGCGGCCACGCCGAATATAATAAATTTCATAGCTTGTCCTCATGATTCTTTTGTTGCCGCGCGTTGTAGAACTTGTAAGTGTAGTGCGCCACGGCCAACGCCGCAGCCGCCAACAGTATAAGCGGCAGCAGGCTAAGGAACGTAAGCACCGCCGCCATGAACACCCAGCACAACGTGCCGACTACCAACTCAATCATCTCCGCCTCCTGTTAGTAAGTCTGCGATAAATTCCACAACGGCACCAGCGCCGCCCAGCATACCAAGCAACACCAACACGAACACGGCCACCGCGATGAGAATAAGAATAGCAACAGCGTCGCTCATAATTTCCTCCACGTGCCGCGCTTCACCATCTCTACTTGGTTCAGCAATTTCATATCACCCAGCACATAGCTTACCGTTTGGCTGGGCACGTTGAGTTCGTTGGCCAATATCGTCGTGCGTACCATAACGCCCGGCTTAAGCGCCATTAAGTGCGCCCGCGCCAACGCTGTTGCGCCTGCGTCGGTGCGGCTGGGCATTACCGGCTGCGCGGCCTGTAACTTGGTGCCTTGCAGCTTTGCCGCCACTTGGCTTACTATTTCCAACGCTTGTTCGTCTGTTAGCGTAATCGTTATTCCACTCATGACACATACCTCCTCACTTGCTAAATTTCGGTTTGGTTTCCAGCGCATGGGCGTGGCGCTCATCGTCATACAACTTACCCAGCAGGGCCGCGCCCACGGCCTTGCTTAATTCTGCTCTATTGCGCACTATCCATACGCGGCGCTGCCCGCCCAGCGTGCGCACGCTGCCGCTTACCTTGGTAAACCCGGCGCGCTTTAACTCCACCCCCAAGCCGCGCTGGCCTACCCGCGCCCGCTCTTCGGGGTCATATATCTTCAACAACTCTTCCAGCGTCCACAAGGAATAAGGGATTACTTTACCGCTGATTTGCAGCACGTCGTCGGGGTTCTCGCGCAGCTTGTATACCCAGTTGCCCAGCGCGCTACGGCTATGCTCTATCATATCCTGCTTGGCTGCGGTCATCGGCGCTTTGCCCATAGGGCTAAAGCCGGTTAAATCCAGCGCCAAGAAATAGTGCATGAGGGCCGCTATTTTGTCGCTTTTATACCAAGGGTCGTATACCCCCGTATACCATTCCTCCGGCAGCGGTGCGCCGATTATCTCGTGCACAAAATACCGCCTGTCGGCTTCATCTATAAAAAACGCGTCCGGGTTGTTGCTGGTGAACAAATAATTCACGCAACTGCGCACCGTGTATTCCGGCACGTATTTAATATTAATGCGCATTTCTTCATTCGTAATCAGCGTCTTTAGGTCGTCCGCCAATTGCCGCTTGTCATCGCCGGTTATTTCCTCAGCCAGCACGAATTGCTTATTCTCAGCAAAGCTGTTATTGCCGCTGGCTAAATCCTTTTTGCGTATCAGTATTGAATTATCCGGCCCATATAAGCGTTGCAGCGTATGGCCCACCAGCGTTTTGCCCGTGCCGTGCAGCACGCTCCATAGCAAGACAGCGGTGAACATCTTGGTGCCGGGGTGTTGCAGCGGATAGGCGCACCATTGCTCAAACCACTTGCGCAACTCTTTGTCGCCCTTGAACATATAGTCCATGAGTTTATGCCACAGCGTAACGTCGCCTTTAACGGGGGCGATAGGGAAGCCTTGCCATAGGTTCAACTGGTCGCCGTTCACTACTGTTGGCTGCCCCGGCTCATACACAAATTTGCTTGCCTTGGCGCGTTGGGGCCAGCGTATCCATTCCTCTGCCGTGCGCACCACGCGCGGCTTTTCCCCCGCCTCTACATAACTCCTGTCCGCGTATACTTCATTCTTAAACGTGCTCACGCTCATCTTGTATAGGTCGCGGTGCCTTAATACTATACTTGGGTTCTCAATATATATCACTTCCTCATTCATCTCATGCAGCGCCGCCGCGCCCGCGTAAGGTTCTGCCTGTTGTAGCAGCGGTAAAAAATTGTCTTTGCCTTCTGCCACCAAATAATCATCTAGGCCGCACTTCTTACCATCCGCCAAGCTGGGCAGGCGCACCACGTAAGGCTCTGCGCCGCACGCGGCCAGTTCCTTGCAAAACATATTCTCGGCTGCTACCACTTGCGGGTTCGTTACCGCGTCGGAGTCAAACACCACATACACCTTGCGGCCTTTTAGGTTCATGGCCTTAAACGCTGGCAGCAACGCCACGCCTTTGCGGCGCGCGCAAAAATTCCACACACCGCCCAGCGCGATAGTAGGTATGCCCATAACGCAGGCGCAGGCCGCTTTTAATTCCCCCTCGGTGAACACCAGCGGCGCGTCACCGGCCAAAAACTCCTCCCAGCTTACCGGCAAGAGCGGCGGAAAATATAGTTCCGGTGCCATGCCAAGCGGCTGGTCGTAGCGCTGGGGTTTTTCTTTAGTTTGAGCCTTGAGGCCTTTTACGGTGCTGGCAAGGTAACGCAGCCGGTAGAATTTGGTGGGTTTGCCCGCAGGCGTAAAGTAGGGCAGCACAAAGCCGGGCACCGCATGTTTGTGACCCAGCGCCGTTACAGCCTCAGCCTCCAGCACCTTAAAGCGCAGCACCTTGGCATGGGCGGCGCTTAAACCGCTGCTTGCTAGTTTGGCTTGGTAGGCAGATTTTACGTCTTGAACCTTCATGTTTCCTCTGTTGCGCGCATACCGTTGGCAATACGGTGGCAGGCGGACTTTACCTTGCTGCGCGCTCCGAGGAGGAGAAAGAGCGAGGATACTATCCGGAAGCCGGACGGGTTGCCGCCGCGCCGCCTGCCGTGCCTAGTGGGCTACAACTTTTTGTAAAAGGCAAGCAAAATAAAAATGTAATAAAAACAAGGCTCTGCGGCAGATGTGCTGCACATAAGTCGCGTCGATATTCTATGTGCAGCAGGCTTTTTGCCAATAAAAACAAGGCTCTGCTGCACTTGATGCACTTGATGCACTTATTTTTACTAAACTTTATAAAATATATTTATATAGGCATATGTGCTCGATATAAAGGTTGGGCCAAAATAAGTGCATCAAGTGCAGCATGTGCCGCACGGCATTGTTTTTATTACATAAAACGGTGCTGCACATCTTTTGGCATTCCTCTCCATGTGCAGCAAAGTCGCTTAGGCCGCCGTTAAGTAGTTGGTTTTGCTGGCAGAAAGCGTGCTGCACTTAAATAATTTACACCTGCCGCATGGCTGGTGTAGCATTCGCACCGTTTGCCGGTGAGAGAGGTAGGCGGATGGACAGATGGTATGTGGTGCAGACAGCGGCAAGACAAGAATTGTTAGCAATAGGGAATATTGCGGCGCAAGGATTCCCGGTGTTCCTGCCAGAATGTTATGAAACGCAGCAGCGTTTGCAAGAAAACAAAACAACCCCGTTATTTCCGTCATATTTATTCGTGCAGTTTGATTTGCAGGCCGTCAACTGGCGTTCAATCAACGGAACACGTGGTGTAAAGCGCATTTTGTCCTCCACAGAAGATAGTGCGTTCCCGGTGCCGCAGGGCTTTGTAGAAGCGCTTATGCAGCGTGGAATAATCAATCTATTCCTGCCACAACACGAGGAAGAGTTTACCAAAGGCGACAAAGTGCTGGTAAAAGGTAATGCTTTTAATGGGTTAGCGGGCGTTGTGCAAAATGTAGCTGCGAAAAGAGTGGCTATTTTATTGGCATTGCTTTCCGGGGAAGTGACGGTTATACTGGCGAAAGACCAGATAACCCATGTAACTGCATAGCAGCAGTCATGCGGTAGCTATCAAACAATCGAAAATCAAATCAGGTGACAACATGCCCAGCGGTGGAAAACGCGAAGGGGCTGGCCGTAAGCGCAAGAGCGAGAACATACTCTCGTCCGCAGAAACGAAAAAGCTGGCGCTCAAGCTGGCTGCCAAAGGTAATGCTTCGCCGCTTGAAGTCATGGTGGCAGCGATGAACCATTACCTCGGCGCTGGCAACATGGCTGCCGCCAGCACCATTGCCAAAGACGCAGCGCCATACTTTCACCCCCGCTTGGCTTCCACCGTCATCAAGGGTGACGCAGATAGCCCGCTGCTGGTGAAGGTGGTAGATGACATCGACTGAAAAGGTTGTCCGTCTTAGCGACAACATAGCGCCCAAATTCCGTCCCGTGCACAAGGCCATTAAGGCCGGTGAGTATTCCTCCATTTGGTTAAAGGGCGGGCGCGGCAGCACCAAGTCATCTTTCGTCGCGCTGCAAATCATACTGGGGATGATAAAAGACCCCGACGCAAATGCGTTTGTAACGCGCAAAGTGGGCGACACAATCCGGTTAAGCGTGCTCAATACGCTGCTGTGGGCCATAAGCAAGTTAGAGGTGGCCCACCTGTTTGACTACACCAAGTCCCCGGCGGAAATAACCTACAAGCCCACGGGGCAAAAGATTATCATGAAGGGTCTGGATGACCCGCTTAAAGTTAAGTCCATTAAGCTAACACGCGGCTATTTCAAATTCCTTTGGTTTGAGGAAGGCGCTGAGTTCTCCGGTATGGAAGAAATACGCTCGGTGCAGCAGTCCATTATGCGCGGCGGGGATACGTTTGTTGAGTTTGTATCCTATAATCCTCCGAACGACCCCGCCGCATGGGTGAATAAAGAAGTAGAAGACGATGTGCCGGGCAGGCTAGTGCATGAAAGCACCTACCTAGATGTCCCAGAAGAATGGCTGGGCGCTAAGTTTTTAGAACTGGCGCACATACTAAAGCAACGCAACCGTGAAGCCTACGACCACGAATATATGGGGCTGGCGGTAGGGCGCGCTGAGCAAATTGTCTTCCACGGTAAATGGGAAGAGCGTGAGTTTAACACACCTAGCGAGGGTATTCGTTTCTTCCACGGTGCAGACTTTGGCTTTGCGGCTGACCCTGCGGCTCTTATCCGCAGCTATGAGCAAGATGGTTACTTGTGGGTCGACCAAGAAGCATTCGGCCACGGTGTCGAAATTGACGAACTGCCGCAACTGTATGACAGCATACCAACAGCGCGCAAGTGGCCAATCAAAGGGGACTGCTCCCGGCCCGAAACTATAAGCTATCTCCGCCGCAAGGGCTTTAATATTGAGCCAGCGGAAAAGTGGCCGGGCAGCGTGGAAGACGGCATAGCGCACTTAAAAGGCTTCAAGAAGATAATCGTGCATCCCCGTTGCGTGCACCTTATCCGTGAGTTTAGCTTATACAGCTACAAGGTAGACAAAGTAACGAAAGATATTCTGCCGGTTTTAGTGGACAAACATAACCACGGCATAGACGCAATACGATATAGCCTAGACGGCTTTATCCAAGCGCGCGGTGGCTTCGGGGTCTGGAGCAAGTTGATATGACAAAGAAGAAAGCACAGCCCACAACGGACAGCACTAAGACGCGCGATACGTTTGTCAACTTTATGAGTAAGCTGGGCAAAGGCGCTAACAATCAGCACAGCGCCAGCACTTATACGTTTGACTTTATCACGCGCGAACGCATACGGCTAGAGGCTATGTATCGCGGCGCTTGGCTTATTGGCGCAGCCGTGGACTTCCCCGCTGAGGATATGACACGCGCTGGGGTAGAGTTTGATACGACGCTGAAGCCCGAGCAGATTAGTAAGTTACAAGCCGCGCTTACGCGGTTACGCATTTGGCAAAGCATAGCGGATACTATTCGCTGGTCACGTTTATTCGGCGGTGCCGTGGCAGTCATGTTGATTGACGGCCAGAAGATGGACACGCCGCTTAACCCAAACAGCGTTGGTAAAGATAAATTCAAGGGACTGCTAGTGCTCGACCGTTGGCTTATTCAGCCCACGTTCTCTTCATTTGTGAAAGAACTTGGCCCCAGCCTTGGGCTGCCAGAGTTCTACGATGTAGTGGCAGATAGCCAAGCATTGCCGAAAATGCGCATTCACCACACACGCCTGCTCCGTATGGAGGGCGTGCCGTTGCCGTTCTTCCAAAAGCAAGCGGAGAATGGCTGGGGCTTGTCCATCGTTGAGCGGCTATACGACCGGCTGACAATGTTTGATAGTGCTAGCGTAGGCGCGGGGCAGCTTGCTTATAAGGCGCATATTCGCACTTACTCTATTGATAAGCTGCGTGAGTTGATTGCAGCAGGCGGTAAGATGTTTGACGCCGTAGTGGCGCAAGTAGAAATGATACGCCTAATGCAAGGTAACGAGGGCTTAACGCTGCTGGACTCAACAGATAAGTTTGAGGCGCACCAATACACCTTCGCGGGCCTTAGCGATATTATCCTCCAGTTTGGCCAACAAATTTCAGGTGCTTTGGAAATTCCGTTGGTGCGGTTGTTTGGTCAAAGCCCAGCCGGTTTGAATTCTTCCGGCGAAAGTGAATTACGCACTTATTACGATGGTGTGAACAAGAAGCAAGAGAGTATGCTGCGGGAGCCGCTGGGCAGGCTGTTTGATGTGCTCGTGCGCAGCGAACTTGGTGCAGCCCCGCCGGAAGGTTTTAACTACACCTTCTGTCCGTTGTGGCAACTAACAGATGTGGAGAAGGCGGATATTGCTGCTAAGGATGCAACATCCGTCGGCGGATTGTTTGATAGCGGCTTACTATCGGCGCCGACTGCGCTACGCGAACTTAAGCAGTCATCTTATACTACCGGACGCTTTTCAAATATCACAGATGAGGAAATAGCCGAGGCGGAAAAATTGCCGCCCAAACTGGAGTTGGAAGCAGAAATGCTCCAGCAGGCAAATGCAGCAAACGCTGATAACCCGCCCAATAAGAATAAGGCGGAATAACGAATATGCTTGGTGCGGTTGTTGCGGCCAGCAGAACTTAAGCTGGGCCCTAGGCTGCTGGGCTTGCGGAGCCGACCTTGAAGAACCAGAATTGGCAGAGAGCGAAATCAACGGAAGCGCAATACGCGCGGGATTTGCGTAGCATTGCCCGAGAAATTGGACGCATTGTTGGTTCTTTTGATGTCCGTAGTATGGACGGAGTTAGCCGCTTATATGCGGCGCTCCAGAAATACGCGGAGATTTTGGAACCGTGGGCGGGATTAAAAGCTGCCCTTATTGTCAGCAACGTCAATCAGCAAGATAAGCGCATGTGGGCCACGGCGACCAAGGAGATGTCTGCCCGGCTTAAGCAGCAAGTAGCCGATACGCAAGTAGGTCACCGCTTAAAGCAGCTAATGTTGGAACAAGTAACGCTGATAAAAAGTTTGCCGCTACAAGCGGCTGACCGTGTTCATAAACTCGTTCAGGAAAACATAAGTGAACAAAAGCGCGCCAGCACAATCGCCGAGCAAATACAGCTTACCGGAAAAGTTACAGAGGCGCGCGCGACGCTTATCGCGCGAACCGAAGTGGGAAGGGCTGCTGCGGTTCTTACTCAAGCCCGAGCAGAAAACATCGGTAGCGCCGGTTACATCTGGCGCACAGCACGAGACCGCGACGTCCGTGACTCGCATAAAAGAATGGAAGGCAAATTCGTCCCATGGTCTAAGCCGCCCACGCTTGACGGTTTAACCGGCCACGCGGGCGCGTTGCCAAACTGTAGGTGCTACGCGGAGCCGGTTATTCCGCAAGATATAGAATAGGAGCCGCAATGTCTAACATTAATCCCAACTATCCCGGCGACGGCGTGCTTATTGAAAGCGCACCACTCCGCCAACAGTTTGCCACCGCTAAGGCCGAAATTGAAAATCTGCAATCGCAGATTAATTCACTTTCCGGCTCCACCGGCCTTTACGTGCTCAAGGCGAATAACCTGAGCGATGTAGTTAGCGCCGCCACGGCACGCGCTAACTTAGGTATCGTAGATGAGAGTTTTGAGGTTGTAACCGCCAGCCGCGCGGTGCAAGCCAGCGAAACAAATAAGACTTTCCTAACAACGGGCGCGGCGGGCGAAGTGTTGCTAACACTCCCCGCAGCACAAGCGGGTTTGAAATTCGGGGGATACGTAGACGCTGCACAGTTCCTAACAATGGATGCAGCAGGCACCGACGTAATCCGCAACGGCGTAGACGTAACGTCCGCTGGTGGGTCGCTGCAAGCCAATGTTATTGGCAGTTACATTTATCTGCGCTGTTTGAAGAATGGCGTGTGGACAGTTACGAACATCACCGGCGAATGGAGCATCGCATGATTAAGCGGATTTTACTAGCGGCAGCGCTGCTGCTTGGCTCGGCTAATACGCAAGCCGCCACCACCACCTCTACGGGTAGCCAAGTTACCAAAGTGGCCAACGGCGGCACGGGCAACGCTACGGGCGATTTGTCGGGGCTTTATGCTACGCCTACTTATGCTGCTATTCAGCAGACGATGACCGACCATTTGTCTAACAGCTACAATGCCAAGAGCATGGGCGTAAAGTGCGATGGTATTGAACTGTCGGACATTTCCACTACGGCTAACAACGCCACTATTACGTCGGCTGCTTATACGTTCACCGCTGCAGACGTTGGTAAGGTTGTGGAAATCAACAGCATGACTAATTACGCGGTCATCGCCACCAGCACCATCGCAAGTGTAAGCGGAAATACTGCTACGCTCGCTAATGCGGCGGACGTGCTTTTTTCAGGCACAAATTTGCGCTTGGTTATGTTCCAAGGCAGCGACCAAACTACCATCACAAACGCTATCAATACGGTGAACGCCAAAGGCGGCGGCGTGCTTAAGCTGCCCGCTGGCGTGTGCCCTGTTACTGGCATTACCAGTCAAAAGCGCCAAGTGATTTTGGAAGGCGACAGCCGCAATAGCACCATGCTTTACCTTACGGCGGGTTCGAACAAAGCCGTGTTGGCGTCAGAAAACTTTGCGGCGCTTACCGGCACCGGCCTTAACTATGGCCCTACCGCTGTGTTTAACGGCATTCAGTCAGACGCCCGCGTGCCGAGTTGGTTCGGTATCCGCAAGCTGCGCATTGACGGTAATCGTTTCCGCCAAACTTCAGGCCAAGACGCTTGCTTGAAATACTACGGAAACGCGCAGATTATCAATGACGTGCTTATCCAAAATTGCTCTGGCGAAGGCATGTGGACTGAAGCCAGCGGTGGCTACGCGTATAGCCAGTATGACTGGAAAGGTGCGGAAGAAGGCTTTATGGGCGGCATTATCGTTCGTAACGTCGTCAAAGACGGCTGGGTTATGCGCGGCCCGCACGACTCTATTATTGAAGACTACCTGACGTATAGCTGGGCACAAGGCGGCACTGGTTATTATGGTCTTAACAACCAAGCCAGCGGCACCACCTACAATGGCTCTTCGCACTGGTGGCATATTCACGCCTACGCTTCTGCAGCTAATGACTATAAGAATTTTAACTTGGCGGCAGGCGGTGACTTCCAATTCGTGTATTCTGACTTTGGTGTAACCAACATCCCCAGCGGCAACATCAAAATCAATACGCTGTTTATGCTCCAGTGCGGTATTGGCGGGGCCAGCCCTTGCATTAACATCACTGGTGACTACAACACCATCGGGCAGTTGAACTATACTTGGTATACCGGCACGCTCACGCCGGGCCAAGTTATGCTCAGCATTCCGGCAGGCGCCGACGGCAACACGGTCAACAATGTTTCGGGTAGCGTGACCGTCGCCAACGCCAGCAATATCACCGCCGTTAGCAACCGAGGCGCGTTTAACCGGGTGGAAGGTATTATCGCCAACAACCAAGGCACAGGCGGTAAGTGCGTGGATTGGGGCGGTTCTTACGGCATCGCCAACTTCCGCACGTTCGGCTGCAATACGCACCTTGACTACACCAGCGGCGGCTTCCACAATGAAATTAACTTCAGGGCTTTCCGTGGCGGCAGTGAAGTTGCCGTAAACGGCACGCCCAACAGCGCGGATAATTGGAACTTTGACGGCACTGAACAACGGTTCCAGAATGTCCCTGCTGGCAGCGCTACTTATCCCGGTCTTACGCTGGGCACGCTCACCAACGGCTTGTATGGCACCGGCACCACTATTAACTTTGGTATTGCTGGCAGCAATGTAGGCACGTTTAACGCCAGTGGGCTTACGCTGCCCGGCACGCTTACGGCCAACGCGCTGGCGCTTACCACGCCGTTGCCAGTGAACGGCGGCGGCACGGGCGGCGCAGATGCAGCTACGGCACGCACCAATTTAGGGTTGGGCACTGCCGCTACACAGGCCACCGGGTTCTTTGCGCAAGTTGCGAATAACCTGAGTGACCTAGCAAGTGCCACCACGGCACGCACCAATTTAGGGCTGGGCGCGCTTGCTACTAAGACACAAGCCAGCTTGACTACTGACGTTTCCGGTATCTTGCCGGTTGCTAACGGTGGCACGGGCACGGCGACGCCGGGTATTGTGGCGGGCACGAATGTCACCGTCACTGGCACATGGCCTAACCAGACTGTCAACGCTTCGGGCGGTGGCGGCGGCTCGGGCACTGTCAACAGCGGCACGGCTGGGCAAATTGCCTACTACGCGGCCAACGGCGCAGCGGTATCGGGGCAGTCTACTGTCCCTGTGACTGCTGGCGGCACCGGGGCGGCTACGGCGCAGCGCGGCTTCGCTAACTTCCTTAGCGACCCGTCTTCGATGTTCAAGTGGACGGCGGCGGTGGCCAAGTTCCGCAGCGGCCAGACAACTACGCTTACGGTTGTTGAGAGCGGCGATAGCATTATGGACGGCGTTTCTGGCGGTAGCCGGTTGACGTCTCAAAGCCGTGTAACCCGCAATGCGCTGACGGAACTGGGTATCCCGGTTAACGACAACGCATGGTTGGGTTGCGGCGACGACGGTAATGGCGGTGTACGACGTGACATCAGCGACACGCGCATTGTCAAAGGTTCAAGCTGGGGCTGTGATAATACGTTCCGGACCATTGGCGGCGGCACTTGGTTCGCTACTACCAATACCAATGCGCTGGCGTTTACGCCAGATTTGACCGTAGACGGCGTTAAAGTCTACTACGTTCAGCAGTCTGGCGGTGGCAGCTTTACAATTGACAACAACGGTAACGCACCGCAGACTGTCAATACGTCAGGCACCAGCGCGCTTGGCGTGGCCACCTACACGGGCGGGGCTGGGGCAATCAATACTTATAATATCAAGTGGTCTTCTGGTGGCCGCGTAGATATTGTGGGCGTTGTCACCACTTCTTCTGCGAACAAGATGCTCACGCTTATTAACGCTGGCGTGGGCGGGTCTGTTAGTGCGGCGGCTACTGTAACCACTAATCCATGGTCTTACGGCAGCGCGCTTACGGCAATCGCGCCGGATATGCTTGTCACTAACTACGGCGCTAACGACGCTACGTTGGCGGTGGGCACCAGCACTTACCAGACGAACCTGAACACGATTATCAGTAACGTCAATGGCTATGGCGGCAGCATAATGATGTTCGTGTCGCCGCCTAAAAATCCGTCGTTCAACGGACAATCGTATGCGTATCAGGATACGTATAACGATGTGCAGCGTTCGACGGCAGCTACCAACAGTATTCCGCTGTTGGATATCGACAATCTCTACCAGACTTACGAAATCGCGCAGCCGCTGGGGTTGTATAGCGATACGTATGTTCACCAATCCGCAGGCGGTAACAATATCATCGGTAATGGTATTGCTTATGTGCTTACGCGGCAAATCGGTGCGGGCGGCAACACGCTCCGCAGCATTATGCAATCGGTAGAAACAAATACAGACTACCGTATGCAGAATGTGTCTATTATCAACAAATTGTCTGCGGGCACCAACTTCTTCGCCGGTAACGGCGCAGGCGCGGCAGCTACAACGGCAACACAGAACGCCACTATCGGTAACGGTGCGGGTGCGGCTATCACCACGGGCTTTAACCATGTGGCGATGGGATACCAAGCGCTCAATTCGATGCAGACTGGTCAGAACAATACGGCGCTGGGGTATCAAGCGCTTAAGGTGTCTACGGGTAATGATAATACTGCCGTGGGCACGCTGGCGTGCAGCACCGTAAGCACCGGCACCAACAACGTCTGTATCGGGCGTGGCGTAGGCAGCACCACACTTACCACGGGCTTGCGGAACATCCTTATTGGCGGCGACAACACGGTCACGACTCCGGCCAGCGGCACCAATGATTGGATGAACATCGGCAAGCTGCTGTTTGGTAACGTCAACAGCGCAACGTCCAAAACGCTGTTTGTCGGCGGTGGCTTGGCCACGCCGATTACGACGGTGACGACCAACACCACGGCTACCATCGCGAACCAAACAATCCTCTGCGACGCGACCAGTGGTGCCGTGACTATCACGTTGCCTTCTGCAGCCAGCACCTTTGACAGCACCAGCGGAGCGGGTGTAATCTTCGACGTAAAGAAGATTGACTCTTCCGCGAATAACTGTGTGGTGACAGTAACAGGCGGTGCCACGAACATCGACGGCGCGACTACCAAGTCGTGGAATACGCAATATGCTACGTTTACTTTCCAGTCCAACGGCACGCAGTTCTGGATTAAGTAATCAACAGTATCCCACGCGGCGACGCCGCGTGGGCTGCATTTTCTAAGGAGACCTAGCAATGCGTGGTAAACTCTTATGGGCTTTGCTGCTAGCGGCGGCACCTTGCTGGGCCAGCTACAGCCCGAATACCAGTCCGCAAGTGGTAGACGTGACTACCAAGGGCGTGCTAGGCGACGACAGCACCAACAACGCTACGGCGTTGCAAGCGGTGTTTGACGCCAACCCCAATGCCATTATCTATTTCCCTCGCGGCACTTACCGCTCTGGGTCGCCTATTGTGCTTACCAACGCCAGCGGCAAAGCGTTTGCGGGCGGCATTAAGTGCGACGGCGCTACCATCAAATTTACCACTACCGGCAGCACGTCGGATACTGACGCCGCAATGCAAAACGGTATTGTGGCTTACCCTAAGACTAACGGCGCGGGTGGCGACACGTCTGGCTGGGGCGGCGGGCCGCTAACAAAAATTGAAGGCTGCATTATAGACGGCCCGGCCAACGGCGCTTCCATTCACCTTGCTAACGGTATTCGGCAAACACTCCAACGTGTGCACACGCAGAATAATCGCTATGGTATTGTTTTTGAGTCCGCTATCAACCCGCACATTATTCAGTCCAGCGGCTATAATTGGAAGAATGCTTCGCTGGCTATGCTGTATACAGCTAACAGCAATGTGTATTATGGCTCCAACCCGCTATCCACTTTCTGGAACGATGCTATACGGGTGGACGGCTATGAAATGGCTGACGGCCCAACGGACGGCACAGCAGCATGTATTCTAGACCACGGTAGCCAAGCCGAGCGCATTCGCTGGTTCAATGGTATTTCTTGCCAAGGTAAAACTGGTAAGACTGGTGTGCAATATGGTTACCTTGGCCGGTCGGTTATGCCTAATTTCGGCGGCACCAACTGGTTTGAAAGTATCAACTACGGCCTGCGCATTATCTCAAGCAATAGCGCCGAAGGCGGCAGCGGCACCGCTATCACCGGCATTACTGCCGCGCAGCCCAGCGGCACGCTTACCGTGGGCAGTATGCCAGATGGTTATTGCACAGGCGGGCATTTTAGCGGGCTATTTAACTCTGGCGCGCTTATTGCGTGGCAGCCGGATTGCAACGGTCGTGTCGTATGGGGCGGTAACTACACCAACGGCGCGACGACTGATATTAAGCTAACGCAAGGCGGTAAAACATTTGTCTATTTAGGTGACACGCGCGCCGACGGTGCGCAGCCGGTAATCCAAAATAGCTTCGGCGGTTTTGTAGACCTCGCCGGGGTCACGCCTTCCATATCGTCGGGGTTCGGCACTTCTCCCAGTTTGAACTCCGGGGCCAACAGCACGGCATTTAAGCTTACTGTAGGCACAGGCGGCATCGCAACAAACGGTGTAATAGCGTTTGACCGCGCTGGGGATAACGGCTACGCTTGTCAATGCACCAACACGTCTACTGTGTCTAACTGTCAAGCAATGCCCAGCAGCACGAGCACGGTTACGGTTACAAACTATAGTGCCGGGCTTGCTGCCACGGCCTTCGGCGCTGGCGATGTATTGTTGCTGCGTTGCGCGCGGTATTAACGGAGGAGGGCATGAATGGACATTGCGGTATTGGTGGACTTTGTAAAGAGCCTGCCCAGCAACGTCGCCATTGTGTTTCTATTTCTTCTGCAAGTAGGGGCTTGCCTACATCAAAAAAGGGAGAATAGCACTATGCAAAACGCTATCGCGAAGCGTGTTGACGACGTTGAAAATAAGCTGGTGGCGTATATGCGCGAAGCCGAAGAGCAGTTCGCGCCTAAGACCGATGTAGCGTTGATACGCACGGATTTAGCGGACGTAAAGCGTTCGCTGGATAACTTCTCTACCACGCTCCTTACAATCTTTGGCAAACGATAGGAGGTTACTATGAGTTTTTGGACGAACCCTGTAAAGGCTGTGCGTAGCTGGCTGCGCCCGGTGGACGCCTTCCTTAAGGCGGTTCTGCCGACGCCGCTGTATAACTTCCTTATCACGGCGCTGAGTAAGGAAGGACGACTGGTGGGGCAACTTACCCTAGCCGCGCTGCCGCTGCTACTCAGCGGGCAAAAGACTGTGCCGCAGCTTGCGGCTGAAATTAAGGCGCAAGGGTTAGCGCTGGCGGAGGGCGAAATTATGAACCTTATCCGCGCTTACGCTACACCGGACAGAGGAGTTTGAAATGGCGCTTACCAAATTCATTCCGTCTAGGTCTGTCCTTTCGGGCGGGCTGGCAGGCCTTGCCGCGTGGGGTATGGTCATGCTTGCGGCGCATTACGGGGTAACGATTGACGGTCAACCTATCCCGTATGAAACGGCTTATTTGGTGGCCACCACCATCGGCGGTATCGTCACCAATTTTGTCCCGGATAGCATTGCCGACCACGCGCGGGCGCTCAATGTAAAGGTCGAAGAAATCGCCGCCGTGCTCCCCACGGCTACGCCAACTTACCCCACGGGCAAAAATGGCGAGAACGCTGACCTGATTAGATCAATCCAAGGTTGGAAGCAATGACAGAAGTGGTAATACAGGTGCGCCGCAATCGCGCGGTTGACGAAAAGCCTGTAAACATCCAATTCTACACGCCTTTCAAAATCAGCGCCAATCAAGCGTTGACTAATGAAGGGTTCTTATTGTGCAAGAATGTGCCAATCGGGCGCACGGGTGAAATGCTTTATACGCGCGACGACCTTCCGTTTATTGCAGCCGACAAGGAAGGAATTGTGCGTATCGCCCGCGACGATGATGAAGTGTTTCGCGCTGAAACTCTAGCGTCATTTGAAGGTAAGCCGGTAACAATCGGGCATCCGCCCGTAGACGTAACGCCCGAAAACTGGAAAGAGTTGGCGGTCGGTATCGTGCAGAATGTTCGTCGTGGCGAGGGTATGGATAGTGACTGTTTGGTTGCTGACCTGCTCGTTACGGACAAAGAAGCCATTGCCGCAATCCGCGACGGCAAGGACGAGGTATCTTGTGGATACGATGCAGACTATCAAGAACTGGATGTCGGGCGCGGGCGACAGTTTAATATCATTGGGAACCACGTGGCTTTGGTAGAGCAAGGTCGCGCCGGTTCTCGTTGCGCCATACGAGATAGGAGTTCAATCATGGCAACTAAACCTACCCTCAAAGACCGTATTCTTGGAGCGTTCAAGCTGCAGGATGAAAAGTCGCTTTCAGCCGCGCTCGAGGAATTGAACACCGCTGATAACGCTGCCGCTACCCATGTGCATGTGCACATGAAAGATGGTAAAGGTAAAGACGAAGACAAAGATGACGAAAAAGACGACAAGAAGACTCAAGACGCGGAAGGCGACAAGCTGGATGCTATCTTGGACTTGCTGCAAAAGTTGGTTGGCAAAACCGGCGACGAAGACAAAGAAGACGATAAGGACGATAAGAAAGACGACAAGGAAACGAAAGATAAGAAGGGTCGCGACAGCGCTCTTTCGTTGCAGGATTTCCTTGCTCGCGCCGAACTTATCATGCCCGGCTATAAAGCCCCGACCCACGATGCAGCGGCAAAAGACATTGGTGCGTTCGTTGGCGCGCAAATGCGCGAAGTGCTGAAAATGGCGTTCGCAACTAAGGATGGGCACGCGCTGCTTAAGCCGTTTGTCGGCGAGCAGCCAAACTTTGCCGTCATCAGTGCCGACACGGCCGATGTAGTGTTCGTTGGTGCTTCCGAACTTGCTGGCAAGCGCAATAACGACAGTATGACCACGGGAGCGGGCGGTCAGAGCGCTTCCGGGGCGGCGAAGGTTGCCGCGTCCATTGCTGACATCAACAAGCGCCACGCCGAGTTCTGGGCAAAGCGCGCCTAACCACAGAAGGAGAGTAAAATGGGTTCTTTCACTTACCGAATGGGCGCGGGTATCCCCGGTGATATTACGCGCAAACAGAACGTCGCAGTCGAAGCGCTGCCGTTCGACGCAACCAACCCGCCGACGGAATACGGCGTGCCGGTTGTGGTTGACGCCACGAGCAAGAGCATCCGCAAGGTGCTGGGCGGCGATTTGACTGACGTCATCTTCGGCTTCCTCGTGCGGCCTTATCCTGTCAGCAACCCCAACACCACGGACGGTCTGGGCACCAGCACGCCAAACACCACGCTGCCTGCCAACGTGTTGCGGCGCGGCTACCTGAACGTTAAGGTCAACGCAGGCACCGCCGCTAAAGAAGGTAAGGTGTATGTGCGCACCGCCAACCCGTCGGCTGGTAAGCCGGTAGGCGGCGTGGAAGCGACCCAAGAATGGGGCGCGGCTTCTGCGGTGAAGGCGTCCGGTGCCAACACTGGTAACGGCACGTTTGTGCTGGACGGCACCACGCCTGTCCTCGCCAACGCCGTGCCCGGTGTATATACTCTGCGCAATATCGAAGCCGTCACGAACGGTGGGAAGTTCCAACTGCTTGACCCCACGGGTAAGTCTTTGGGCACCTATATTATCGTGGCGGGCGCGGGCGGCACCATCACCATCAGTGACCAAATCAAGGGCGTGCTTACCGACGGTTCCACCGACTTTGTGGTGGGCGACGGCTTCGACATCACTGTCACGCCGAATACGCTGGAAATCAACGGTGCCAAATTTACTGGCGCTGCCGATAGTTCCGGTAACACCGAAGTCAACTACCGTATGTAAGGGGAAACACAATGCACGCTCTCATGACTAAAGACGCCATTCGCCGCCAGCGTTTTATCGACGCGGTGACGTTTGACCAGCGCACGGTGGACAGCACCGGCGCATTCCTTATCGGCGAGTTGGAACGCCTCGACCAAACGCTCAATGAGCCGCTGGTTAATATTACGTGGGGTCGCGATATTGACCTGCGTGAAGACGTCTCCATCGCTGATGAAACGTCCAGCTTTACCAACAGCACCTTTGCAGCGGTTGGCGGCTTTAAGCCTACCGGCAAAGCCTGGATTGGTAAGGACTCCACGCAAATCGCGAACATTGCGTTGGATATCGGCAAGACTGCGCAACCTTTGCTGCTCTGGGGTATGGAAGTTTCCTACACCATTCCGGAGTTGGAAAGCGCGCAGAAGCTGGGGCGTCCGATTGACTCGCAGAAATTGGCGGGTATGAACCTGAAGCACCAGATGGACGTTGACGAAATGGTGTATATCGGCGACACCGATGTAAGCCGCACCGGCTTGCTCAACTCTGCTGCTGTCACCAACCTCACCAACGTTGCTACCGGCGTGGGCGGGTTCCTGTGGACGCAGAAGACGCCTGACGAAATCCTGAAAGACGTCAACGAACTGTTGACCTCCGTTTGGGCTGCGTCGGGTTGGGCCGTTTGCCCCAGCCGGTTGCTGGTGCCGCCGAGCCAGTTTGGCTACCTTGCCATTACCAAGGTGAGCACCGCTGGCAATATGTCCCTGCTGAAATACTTGGAAGAGAACTCCATTGCGCTGCGCACCAATGGCCGCGCGTTGGAAATTCTGCCGAGTAAATGGCTGGTGGGGCGTGGTGTGTCCAACGCCGACCGCATGGTCGCGTATACCAAGAGCCAGAAGTATGTGCGCTTCCCGCTGGTGCCGTTGCAGCGCACGCCGCTGGAATACCGTTCCTTGTTCCACATCACGACTTACTTTGGTCGGTTGGGCTGCATGGAATTTGTGTATCCGGAAACCATTGGCTACCGCGACGGTATCTAAGGAGGCTACGCATGTCTGTCAAGCAAATCATCGTCCACACGCCTTTCAAACTCAACTTCCCCGTGGACGGCAAAGACACTCTCGTCGATTTTGACGCCGGTGTCCACAACGTCCACGCCGAAGTCGCTGACCATTGGTATGTGCGCGCACATGCCAATGTGGTGGCGACTGAAGAAGCGGTTGACGAAGCGGCTGAAGTTTCTCCTGAACCGGAAGCAGCGCCCGATGAGGGCGCTGCTGAAGGTGCAGCCGAAACAACGGCAGATACCAAGCCGCGCGGCGGGCGGCGCAAATGACGCCCGCCGAGTTCCGGACAAACTTCCCGGAATTTACGGACAGCACGCGCTACCCAGATGCTCAGATACAATTCTATCTGACGCTGGGTAGCAAGCTGCTGACGGATGCACGCTGGGTAACGTCAGACTTACTGGACTACGGTTTGCAGCTATATGTTGCGCACCAAGTTTCTTTGGCGGCGCAGCGTGTGGCGTCGGCTGCGGCTGGCGGGCAAATCGGCGTTGCTGGCGTTACTTCCGGCAAAGCTGTGGATAAAGTTTCGGTGTCCTACGACACTAGCGCGGTGCTGGAAAAAGACGCCGGGCATTGGAACTTAACGCCCTACGGCCTGCAATTTATCAACCTCGTGCGCATGGCGGGTTCGGGCGGTTATCAGCTATGACAGGCGGCGTGGGCGTGTTCATGGTGCTAGACCGTATGGCGGACGTTGCCAGAGGGGTGGCGGCGCTCACGACCACGCGGGTTTACGTTGGTATACCCGCCGCCAAAACTGAACGCAAAGACGATGAAGAGTTGGAGATAACGAACGCGCTGCTGGGTTACGTGCATGAGAACGGTGCGCCAGAACACAACATACCAGCGCGCCCGTGGTTAAAGCCCGGCGTAGCTTCAGTGCAAAATGAAATTACTGGGCTACTACGCCAAGCCGGGCAAAAAGCATTAGAAGGCAAAGTAGAAAGTATTACACGCATATACAACGCCGTAGGGCTGGTGGCGCAGAACGCGGTTAAAAAGAAGATAACCGACGGCCCGTTCGCTGCTTTAAGCCCGCGCACGCTGGCCGCGCGCCGCGCCCGTGGGCGCACCGGCACCAAACCGCTGATAGATACCGGGCAAATGCGCAACGCCGTAACCTATGTGGTGCGAGACAACTAATGCCGCTGCTAGATGTAAGTGACGTGCTGCTCGACCCGTTGTTCAACGAACAGCTAACGGTTATCCGTCGGACAGAGATTGTGGATAATGAAGGCGTAGCGTCGTTTGTTGAACAAACGCTTCACCCTACCGGCGTTGTTACGCAGGGCAACCCGCAGTCAGTAGCACGTGCGCCGGACTATACCGCTGCGCGTGGTAACATTCTCGTGCACGCCTACAATTTTGTATTGCGCGACCCTTCTACGGGTTTAGCATCGGACATCGTCGTATGGCAGGGTGAACGCTACACGGTGCAGCGCACCTACGATTGGTCTACTTACGGCAAAGGGTTCACCGTTGCCGAATGTGAATTACAGCCCACGGTGAAAGCATGACAAACACCAGCGCCACGGGCGGCTACCTCCAGCCCGCCGCTTGCTATTTTGATAGCGGGTTACGTTACGGCAGCGGCTTAAGCTACGACAGCGAAAACCGTGATGACATGGACTTCGATAGGTTCATGCAAAACATCGTGGCGGGCATAACCAACTTACCGCCCGCCAATGTCCGGCCTCGCTGGCAGCCCACCGCGCCGAACCGGCCAAGTCTGGAAACAAACTGGGTAGCACTCGGCGTTGTGAGTTCAACCGCCGAAACTTTCCCCGTCACATGGCACGACGTTATCACTTATTCGGCCTATTACGGTCGACGCTACGATAGCGGCGTGCGCTACGACGCAGCGTATGGCGAAACTTCGCCGCACTACGATACAGGGCTGCATTATGACACCGGGCAAGTTTACGGCGTGCAGTCCAGCGACCCGTTCCAAGTCTCGCAAGACGTTGTGGCGCGGCATGAGGAACTAGACGTGCTGGTAAGCTGCTACGGCCCGGCTGCGGCGCGCTACGCAGCGCGTATCCGCGATGGTTTGGCCGTGCGGCAGAACCGCGACCTGATGTTGCAGCGGCACATGAATTTAATAAGCGTCGGTGACATAACGCGGGTTCCCGACTTGTTCAACGAACAATGGTATCGCCGCGTTGACTTTACCGTGAAAATACGCAGGCTTGTCGTCCACTCCTATCCGGTGCTGACGTTAGAAGCTATGGACGGTGAATTGCTCACCGACCGCCCCATGTCTATCCCTCTTTCCGTAGAACGCTAGGAGTAAATCATGCCCCAAGGTCTTCCTGTTTCGCGGCTGATTAATGTATCAGTCAATCTGTCGCCGCTGGCGGCGCAGTTCGCTAACTTTGATACGCTGCTGGTGCTAGGCGACAGCGACGTTATTGACGTTGCCGAGCGTATTCGTTCTTACAGTTCCATTACGGAAGTGGCCGCTGACTTCGGCACCACCGCGCCGGAGTATAAAGCCGCCGCGCTGTTCTTCAGCCAATCACCCCAGCCGACGCAACTTTACCTTGGCCGGTGGGCTAAGGCGGCGTCACACGGCTTGCTTAAGGGCGGGCCGGTGTCTACTGCCAACAAACTCATTGGACACTGGACGAGCATCACCAACGGTTCGCTGCGCGTTACGGTGGACGGCGGCGCGGTGCAAAACCTTGCCGCGCTCAACTTCTCCGCTGCTACCAACCTCAACGGCGTCGCTGCTATCATCACCGCCGCGCTCACCGGGGCCACTTGCACGTGGGACGGCACGCGCTTCCGCATTATCAGTAGTTCCACCGGGCCGTCGTCTACCGTTAGCGCGGCTTCGTCCACTGGTTCGGGCACAGATATTTCCGACGACTTGTTCCTTACCACGGCGTTGCTTACCGGGCTGGTGGCGGGTATCGCGGCGGAGACGGCGTTAACGGCGGTTACTATCCTTGACGACATTTCTACGCAATGGTATGCGCTCATGTTCGCGGCGTCGGCCATTACGGATAACGACCACGCGGCGGTGGCAGGGTATATCGAGGCCACCGACCATATCTACGGTGTCAGCAGCATTGATGCTGCGGCGCTGGACAGCCTTACAACGTCGGACATCGGCAGCGTGCTTAAGGCGGCGGGCTACCGCCGTTCACTGGTGCATTGGCATAGCAGCAATGCTTACGCCGTGGCGTCGCTGTTCGGGCGTGAATTGACGGTGAATTTTGAAGAGAACAACAGCGTAATCACGCTGATGTATAAGCAAGAGCCGGGGGTCACGGCGGATACGCTGACCACAACGCAAGCGGACACGCTTATTACCAAGCGTTACAATTTCTTCGTGAACTACGACAACGCCACGGCTATTCTACAAAACGGCGTGATGAGCGGCTCAGCGTTCATTGATGAAATCCACGGCACCGACTGGCTGCGCAACGCTATCCAGACCAACGTCTACAATTTACTGTATACCGCGCGCACCAAAATCCCGCAAACTGATGACGGCGTGCACCAGATTGTGTCGGTCATTGAAAGCACGTGCGCAGGCGCGGTAGCGAACGGCTTGGTCGCGCCGGGTAAGTGGAACTCAGGCGGCTTCGGCGCGCTGCGCATGGGCGACTACCTTGCCAAAGGCTATTACGTGTATGCGCAACCGTTATTCGAGCAAGCGCAAGCCAGCCGCGAAGCGCGGCACGCGCCGCCTATCCAAGTTGCCGTTAAGCTGGCTGGTGCCGTGCATGACGCCGACATTTCCATCAATGTCAATCGCTAAGGAGTAAGCAATGGGCACGTATTCTTTTCTAGACGTTCGGGCCGCTATCGTCGGCCCCGGCGGGTCTTTCTCGTTTGGTTCAGACGCAGGCGCGGCTGAAGAGGGTATCTCTGTCTCCATGACGGAAGACAAGAATACCATGACAATCGGCGCGGGCGGGGAAGCCATGCACTCGTTGCACGCCGGTAAATCTGGCAGCGTTACGGTGCGGCTGCTCAAAACGTCGCCTGTGAACCAAAAACTGTCAGCGCTGTATAATATCCAAACTATCTCCAGCGCTGCGCACGGGCAAAATGTCATCTCGCTCCGCAACCCCGTATCGGGCGACAGTATCACCGCGACCCAAGTGGCGTTCACCAAACATCCAGACCTGACGTATGCAAAGGACGGCGGCACGGTTGAATGGACGTTCCACGCGGGCGCTATTGACTTGTCGCTGGGCGGCGGGTTGCTCACCAATTTCGCTACGTTCGCGGCGGGCGTAGTTTAACAGTCTAACGGAGGAACTTTATGACTGAGTTTGTAGTAGGCGGGCAGCAATACCGCGCAACGAAGATGGACACCTTTAAGCAGTTCCATGTGGCGCGGCGGCTGCTCAAAGTTATTTCAACCCTCGCCCCGATGATGAAAGACGGGCGCGTGGACAACGTGCTGGACGCGCTGCCAATCATGGCGGCGGCAATCGGCGAAATGCGCGACGAAGATGCTGACTACATTCTCAAGGTTTGCCTTGAGCATTGCCAGCGTAACAGCGGCGGTGTTTGGGGCAAGGTGCGCGCGGGCGACGTGCTGATGTTTGAAGACATCGGGTTGCCCGAAATGATGCAAATCACTTGGAAGGTTATTGAAGAAAACCTTGCAAGTTTTATGCCCGCCCTGCCACAGTCGTCCCCCGGCGCAGCGGCGTAAATGTGGCGTTCGTCCATTTAACGGACGGCACAGACTGGCTTATGCGCCCCGTGTTGCGCGGGTTGTGCAAATACGAAAGCCTGAAAGACGGGACAGTTGACTTAGGCGACATAGCTTATATGAATGACGCGCTTGATGTGCTTGAAGAAAATGAAGCGCGCATTGACGAGGTAAAGCGGCATGAGTGACGCCAACACAATCCGCGAGTTCCTTGTAGCCCTTGGGTTTAAGGTCAACGACGCCAGCTATAAGAAGTTTGATAACCGCGTGGCGCAAGCTACGGCCAGCGTTTTCAAAATCGGCGCTGCCACCGCTGCCACGGCCGCGGCTATAGAAGTATTCTTGGCCAAGGTAACGGACGGTTACGAAAAGCTGTATTATCTGGCGCAGCGCAACAACGCGGTTGCCAATAACATCAAGGCGCTCAGCTACGCCATGAGCCAACTGGGTTCGTCCACAGAGGGCGCGGTCAATGCTATAGAAAGCATCGGCGCGTTCATCCGTGGCAACCCCGGCGCGGCCAGCTTTCTTACTAAGCTGGGCGTAGACCCGGCGCATGTGCGCAATGCCGATTTGGCGCTGAAAGATTTACAAAAAACCTTCCGCTCCATGCCGTATTACAAAGCGCGCGTGTATGGTGAGTTTCTTGGCATTGACGAAAAAACGCTGCTGGCGCTTATAAAAGACACCGGCGAGTTTGAGCAAAAATACAAAGATATTCTCAAACTGTTCAAAGTTGACACGGGTGAGGCCGCTGAAAAGTCCGTTATGTTCCAGCAGAGTTTGCGGGAACTGGGGGTGTATGGCGAGGCAGCGGCAATAAAGCTGGCGGACACGCTTATACCCGTAGGCATTCGGCTTATCCATTTCTTGGAAAGCCTTATGGAATGGGGCACGCGGTTGCCTGAGATGCTAGGGCCGTTCAAAACGCTGTTTGCCGGTATTGCTACGGCGCTGGCGGTGGTGTATGCGCCTATTGCTTCGCTTGGCGTATTGTTCGTAGCGCTGATTGAAGACTTTCAGGCTTTCCGTGAAGGCAGCGAGTCGTTTATCGGCGACATCATCCGCAGCTTCAACCGGCTTATTACTTACCTACGCGGCACCGGCTTAGGTCGGTGGTTCTTGCGCCGGTTCGGCGCTGACGACGCTGGGCAGGGCGCAGCGCCGCCCGCCGCTGAGCAGCAAAGCGCGCCTATGGGTAACAGCCCGCGCGGGCTGCGGCAAAATAACCCCGGCAACCTACGCCGCTGGGGCAACGCGCCTATCAACGGCGGCTTTGCGGTGTTTGGCAGCGCTCAGGCGGGGCTTTCAGCGCTCATGGGCAACCTACAGCGCTACGGCGCGGCTGGGTTTAACACTATCAGCGCTATCGTAGAACGCTGGGCACCGCGCGCCGACGGCAACACCAACAACGAGGCCTACAAAGCGTTCCTTGCCCGCATTACGGGGCGTGGCGTAAACGATAGGCTGAACCTAAACGACCCCGGCACGCTGGCGGCGCTGGCGCGTGGTATAACCCGCTTTGAGCAAGGCCGCGACCCCTATGACGCGGCGCTCTACAATTCAGTGGCCGCTGCCCGCACCGGGGCCAGCATTAACCAGAACACCACCATTAACGTAACCGGCGTGCCCGACCCCAACGGCATGTCCCGCGCCATTGCCGGGCAGCAGACCGCCGTGAACAACCAACTGGTGCGCCAAGCCCAAGGGGTCGCGCGATGACGGTATTAGGTTTAGAAACTGCGCTGTTCAGCCCCAAGCGGCGCATTGGCGAAATCGTGGCGCAAGTCACGATTGAAGAGTCGCATTCAGACGAGACTATTATTACGGAACACCCGGTTGAAGTTGGTGCGCCGATAACCGACCACGCTTACCTAAAGCCGTCGGACGTTGTCATTAAAGTGGGCTGGAGCAACAGTTCGTTTGCTTCACTCGTCAACTCGGTGTCCAACTTCTTTAACTCATTTAGCGAGAACGAGTTCACTGGCACGTCTTACGCGCGGGAGGCTTACGAGCAGTTGCTAAAGCTGCGCGCCACGCGGGAGCCGTTTGACGTAGTCACGGGCAAGCGCACTTACAGCAACATGCTTATACGGCATATTTCCGCCGTAACGGACAAGCAAACTGAAAACAGTTTCTTTGCTACGCTAGTATGCCGGGAAATACTTATCACCAATACGCAAACAGTCACGGTGACGGGGCGCGATGTGCACGCCAGCCCGCAGGCCACAGCGCCGGTTGAAGACCAAGGGGCCAAACAAGCCGTGACTAAAGCGCCGACTTTGCTGCAACGCTTTTCCAACTTCATCACCGGGTATTGAGCATGAATACGCAAGAGATACCGCTCTCCGCCACGCCGCAGCGCTTCCGCATTACTCTTGCGGGCGTTGCCTACGGCCTTACCGTAAAGTGGAACAGTCTAGCGCAAGCGTGGTTTTTAGACATAGCAGACGCCAACAATGCGCCGCTGGCCAGCGGCTTGCCGTTCGTTACGGGCGCTGACCTTGTGGCGCAACTAGACTATTTGGGCATTGTCGGTAAGCTGGTGGTGGCGTCCGACGATAACTTTGACGCGCCACCGACGTTCGACAACCTCGGCACCAACAGCCATTTGTATTTTATCACATGAGGCAGTATCTCCGCAAATCGTCTCTCGTCGTAGCGCCTGCGCAGGGCGGCGAGGGGCTGGACTTGTCTAACTTCAAATTTAAGTTCCATATACGGCAGGCGGATTTACAAACGCCCAACGGCGCGTTCGTGCGCGTGTATAACCTTAGCCCCGTGACTATATCACGCATTGAAAATGAATACACGCGGCTGGTGCTGCAAGTAGGTTACGTCAACGGCGAATACGGCGTGGTATTTGACGGAGATTTGCAATACAAATTCCGAGGCCGCGAGAACGCGACTGATACGTATCTAGACTTGATTGCGGCCGACGGCGACCTTGCCTACAACAATGCGTTTGTGAATACCACGCTGGCCGACGGTTCCACGCAGCGCCAGCAAGTAGACACCGCCGTATCCGCCATGCGTGCCACGGGTGAGGTCAATAAGGGCTACATAACCGACCTACCTAAAGAGCAACTGCCGCGCGGCAAGGTGCTGTTCGGGCTGGCGCGCGACGTTATGCGTAACGTCGCAACGTCGGCGGGCGTGACGTGGAGCATCCAAAACCGCTTTGTGCAAGTGGTGCGGCCAGAGGCGTATCTACCAGATGAAGCCGTGGTGCTGACGGCCGCAACGGGCCTTATAGGTATGCCGGAGCAAAGCATCAACGGTATCAACGTCCGTTGCCTTATCAACCCGCGCCTTAAAGTAGGCGGGCGCATAAAGCTGGACAATGAGTCTATTCAACATTACAATTTTGGCATATCCCTCGGCGCGCAAGTTACCAACGCATTCGTGCCCAACAAAAGTAACGACGGACTTTACCGTGTGCTGGTCATAGAGCACCACGGCGACACGCGCGGTAATGAATGGTATTCTGAGTTAATATGCGTAGGTATAGACGACACCGCGCCGCTGGCGCTGGTGCGTAGTCACGGGGTTGTGTGATGGACTATAAAGAACGCATGAACGACGGCGAAGAAGCGCTGCGGTTGTTTGTAGAAAGTATGCTGGCAGCTAGTTGGCACGCGCTACCGTGCACGGTGCAAGCTGTAGCGTTTACCGGGGCCAAGCGCATGACCATAACGGCGCAGCCCACGGTGCGCGTGCGCGTGCGGCAGGCAGACGGCACGCTTAAATTCGTGCAACTGCCGTTGCTGGTAGACGTGCCGGTAGTGTTTCCGGGCGGCGGCGGATTTACGCTTACCTTCCCGCTGGCGCAAGGCGACGAATGCCTCGTGGTGTTCGCCGACAGGTGCATAGACGGCTGGTGGCAAAGCGGCGGCGTGCAAAACCCGCCTGAAATACGCCTCCACGACCTTTCAGACGGCTTTGCCATACCTGGTCTGCGCAGCAAACCCCGCGCGGTGGACTACAGTTCAGACCACGCGGCGCTGCGCAACGACGATGATACGGTGCACGTGGCCTTGAGCGGGGACACGGTGCACGTGACAGCGCCGCACGTTAAAGTGCACGGCGGCTTGTCCTACCAATGGGACGTGCAAGGTTACGGCGAAAAAGTTACATGGCTGGGCGGCAATAATTACCAGATTGATAATTACAAAACCGGAGCCGTGGTAACGACGAATAACAACCCCATAAACCCGCCGGAGATACCCTAATGCGCTACCGTAAGTTAGACAGCGCCGGTGACTACCAGTTCGGTCAGCGCGGTAATAGCTTCTATGTAGACGAGCCGGCAGCCGTGGCGCAGGCGGTGGCAACGCGCCTGCGCTTGCTGCGCGGCGAATGGTTTTTGGACGTAACGGCAGGCACGCCCTACGCTACGCAAGTGCTGGGCAAGAACACCACGGCGCTCTACGATATCGCCTTGCGCGCCCGCATACTGGGCACGCAAGGCGTTAAGTCCATTCTTGAATATTCCAGTGCGCTAGACCGCGATACGCGCAGCTTAAGCGTAGCCGCGACCATAGACACGATTTATGGAACCGCAACCGTGCAACAGGTGCTCTAATGCCCACATACCCCCTAGCAACGCTTGGCCCGACCATTGACGCCAGCGGCATAACCATACCGTCTTACGAAGACGTATTGCTCTCCCTCAAGGCGTCGTTCCGCAATATTTTTGGTTCCGACGCTTACCTTGAAGAGGACGGGCAAGACGGGCAACTGCTGGCCGTGTTTGCCCGCGCGCAGCATGACAGTAACCAAGCCGCTGTGGCGGTGTTCAACTCTTTTAGCCCCGCCACGGCGCAGGGCGTGGGCCTTTCCAACGCCGTTAAAATCAACGGCCTTAAGCGCCTCGTGCCCACCAATAGCACCGCAGCGGTGACAATCGTAGGGCAAGTAGGCACGGTGATAACGGACGGCGTGGTCGAGGACACGCAAGGGCAGAAGTGGAACCTACCCGCTACGGTGACAATACCGGGCGGTGGTGATGTTACAGTAACGGCCACGGCGCAAGACCCCGGTAGCATAGCGGCTGACGCGCACACCATAACGAAGATTGTTACGCCCACGCTGGGCTGGCAAACGGTTGACAACGCCACGGCGGCAACGCTTGGCGCTCCCGTGGAGAGCGACGCCACGTTGCGGCGGCGGCAATCTTATTCCACCAGCATCGCCGCTGTAGCGGTGGTGGACGGGTTGGTGTCTGAACTCGCCAACCTTACCGGCGTGCAGCAAGTGGCGTATATCGATAACGACACAGACACCACAGACGGCAACGGCATACCCAGCCATACCATCGCGTTCGTAGTAGAAGGCGGCGACGCTGACGCGATTGCTGAAATTATCGCGCGTAAAAAGACGCCCGGCACCGGCACGTATGGCGCGATTGTAAAGACGGTATATGACTCCAAAGGCGTGCCCAGCACCGTAAGGTTCTCCACGCCTACCGCCGTGCCGATTTCAATCGGCATAACGATTGAAGCGCTGGACAATTACGTGTCCACCACCGGCCAACTTATTCGGCAAGCGCTGGTGGACTACATCAACGCGCTGCCTATTGGCGCCGATGTATACCGCACGCGGTTGTTCGTGCCCGCCAGCATCACGGAGCACATTAACACCTACAACATCACCGCGCTCACCATAGCGCGGGACGGCGGTGCACTGGGCACGGCGGATTTGGTGCTGACGTATGACGAACTCGCAACGTGCCTGTTGGCCGACGTAGCGCTGACCGTGGTGTGAGCATGAGCCAGTATACCGACCTAGTAACCAGCGAACACGCTGATAAGCCTAAGTTCATGGCAGCGGTGGACGCGCTGAGCGGCGGGCAGCTTGCTACGCAGGCCAGCACACTTTCATTCGTGAGCAAGTTCGACTTAGACGCTGCCGAAGGGCAGCAGCTAGACGTGCTAGGCGAATGGATAGGCCGCAGTAGGTATTTAGAAGTGCCGCTGATAGGCGTGTATTTCTCATTTGACACGGCAGGCGTGGGCTTTGATGAAGGCACGTGGCGCGGCCCATTCGACCCCATAACGGG